GGTGGTAATGAGTTAAGCGTTAGTGGCAATCTACTAGGCGCATTCGGTGGGCAATCTAAATAGGATAAGCAATAGCAATAGCGGTATACGGATGGCGGATATGGTAATAGGACAACGGGGGCGGGGGACCACCCAGGAGGGGGGTGGGTGATACCTTATACCCCCCATCCGCACCCAACCCAATTTTATGAGTGTCAAGCAAATTAAACGGAAGAAATCCCCTTCACTAGGAATGGGTTCGCATATCCCTGCATGGAAGCAGCGTAAGCTTCTGGAGGAGGCACAACATTTGGCCAACTTCCCTAAGATGATGTTGGGGCTTCGCGATGTGTACCCTTGGCAGGAGAAGGTGCTGGGAGCGTTGAACGAGAAGCATTCCAAGGTGGCACTCAAGGCTGCGAATGGATCTGGAAAGACGAGCATGGTAGCGGCGTCAGCCGTCGTCTGGCACATGCTCCGCTGGCCTGGGAGCTTGGTGGTATGTACGGCTGGTGTGTACCGACAGGTGGCTGATGCTCTGTGGCCGCATCTTCGGAAGATGATCAATGGATTGGGTGGCGAGGAGAATGGATTCTCGATCAAGGATGGAGAGATCCGGTATGTGTATCCGAAGAAGGTGGATGGCCAGGAGTTGGTGAGTAGATGCATAGGGTTCAGCGCGAGCAATCCTGAGAAGGCGGAGGGCTGGCATGTGCAGGGTCCGAGCAATGATTTGCTGTATATTGTGGATGAGGCGAAGGCGGTACCGGACGGGATATTCCAGTCGATGGAACGGTGCCAGCCAACGCGGACTTTGTTGATGAGTAGCCCCGGGGGGAGCAGCGGCTATTTCTACGATGTATTCCGGCGGAACGATGGTAAGTGGAATACCTTTACGGTGACGGCGTTTGATTGTCCGCATATCCGGAAGGAGTGGATTGATGATCAGTTTGCGCGGTGGGGCGAGGGGCATCCGCTTGTGCGGTCGATGATCTATGCGGAGTTCATGGAGGACGATGGGAGTTTGACGGCGGTGAAGACGATCGATTGGCAGAGAGTGGTTAGTGGCCCACCTAAGGAGGATACGGAGGGTCAGCCATTGACCGCGGGCTGTGATTTCTCAGCGGGCGGAGATGAGAGTGTGCTGGTTGTTCGCCAGGGCAATACGGTTAAGGGGCTGGTGCGGTGGAGGGATAAGGACACGATGGCCAGTGTGGGTAGGTTTATAGCGGAGTTCAGGAAGTGGAATCTGAAGGCGGCGGATATCTATGCGGATGTGGGCGGCATGGGGGTGGTGATGTGTGACGCGCTCCGCTCTGAGGGTTGGGATGTGCGGCGGGTTAACTTTGGGGAGCGGGCCATTCGGGATGATCAGTTCGTGAATCGGGCTGCGGAGATGTGGATTGAGTTCGGGCGGATGGTGGAGGAATCGAAGGTGAATCTGGGGCCTGTGGGAACGGACGAGATTCTATTGCAGCAGTTCGTGAGCAGGAAGGTGCGGACTAATGGCAAGGGGAAGCTGACGCTGGAGGGTAAGGACGAACTCAGATCCCGCGGGGTGAATAGTCCGGATCGGGCGGATGCTATGGTGCTGGCGTTTTGCGGTGGTGGCGGGAAGCGGATGGATGAGTACCTGAAAGCATTGGGTGAGGATGGAAGGAGCTTGCTTGAAAGGATGGAGGATGAGATAGGTCCGGTGGAGGAAACTGGGTCTCCGCTTGCTGGATGCGAGGTTGGCGGGTAGGAAGAGGGGTATACATTTATGATGAGCGACAAACAGCGGAATTCGTTGCAGGGCCAGATTGTTGAGGCTGTTGCCCAGCGAAGCCCGTGGGAGATAAGGCAGACGCGATGGTATGAGTTACGCCATCATGGGTTGCGACGTACCAATAAGCCCTGGCCCAAGGCCGCGGATCTGCATTGGCCGCTCATTGATACGGCGATCGAGAAGCTCAAGCCGTTGTTCCTCCAGCAGGCATTGGGCATGGATGTTGTGGCCAGCTTTGTTCCGATGCGCCAGCAGTTGAATGCGTATACGAAGGTGGCGGAGGACTGGTTCAATTATAAGATTCGGGACAAGACCAACTTTACGGACGAAGTCCTGAGCTGGGTAGATTACACGCTGATGAGCGGGCGCGGCGTGATCAAGTGCTTCTGGAATCCCGGTGATAAGCGGGTGGGGTTTGAGGCGATTGACCCGATGTATTTTATTGTGCCGGCATACACCGTGGATTTGCAGGATGCAGATTGGGCGGTGCATGTGATGCCGATGAGTGTGGGGGCGTACAAGCGGATGGCTGGGCAGTTCGGGTGGAAGAGCGATTCCAAGACGATCGAGAAGATTCGGGGTAATCCGCAGCAGGACGATAACGTCCCGGGGGCAGCGACCGAGGAAGACGCAAAGCAACTTCGCGAGGGTATCACTTACACGAGCAATACCGATGGGGTGATTGTGTGGGAGGTGTACAAGAAGCGGGATGACGGGGTGTGGGAGGTTTATCTGTATAGCCCCGCGGCAGTGGATATGGATCTGCGGGATCCGATGGAGTTGCCATATGATCATGGCCAATGTCCCTTCGTGGACTTCCCGTATGAGATCAAGGACAAGGGATGGTTCAGCCCGCGGGGCGTGTGCGAGATCTTGGCTCCATTCGAGTTGTCGATGACCTCGATGTGGAACCACAAACATGATGCGATGACGCTCTATAATCGCCCGCTATTCCGGGCGGAACGGGAGCTGCCGAACAGCATCAACCTGCGGTTCTCGCCCGGGCAAATCTTGCCGTATGGCGTGGCCCCGGTCCAGATGCCGCAGCCGCCGGTGAGCTTTGATCAGGAGCTGAACCAGACTCGGGCGGTCGCGGAGAACCGGATCGGTAGTCCGGATTATGCGATGGGCAGTGCGATGGGCGGGGGTAGCGACCGGCGGACGGCGACCGAGATCCAGAGTATCAACGCTCAGGCCATGCAGAGTGGGGATCTGCGGGCGCGACTATTCCGTATGGCACTGGGCAAGATGTACCGGCAAGCTTGGGGACTTTATGTTCAGTATGATTCCAAGAGTTTACGATATCGATTTGCCGAGGACTCGCTGGATGCGGATCCGGTGGCATTGCACGATCAATATGAGCTGGAACCGAAGGGCGGTATGGACATGGTCAGCCGGCAGATGATGGTTCAGCAGGCCATTAACCGTAAGCAACTCTTCCAGAACAGCCCCTGGGTCGATCAGGTGGAGCTGGATAAGAGCATCATGGAGCTGGATGACCCGTCCCTGATCAAAAAACTGATACGGGATCCAGGTCAGAAGCAGCAGGATGAGTTGGAGGACGAGACCAAGACGATCCCGACACTGCTAATCGGCATCCCGGTGCCGGCTAAACCGGGTCAGAACTTCGCGGGCCGTATCGGTGTGCTGATGCAGTACCTGAATGGGGCGATCCAGCAGGGTCAGCAGTTCAGTCCGGCTTCCAAGAATGCGTTTATGGTGCGTATCGACAGCCTGTTGCAGGGGTACGAGCAGGTGGCGACCAATGAAGCGCGGAAATTGAGGGCTGAGATCCAGAAGTTCCTGACCAGCAGCGGTTTGTTGCAGCAGCAGCAGCCCCAAATGCCAATGCCGCCCGCCGCACCAGAGCCGCAGATGGTTCAATAAGCTATGACCTGCAAAGATTGCCGATATCGAGCCTCCGACAAGACCTGCCGGCGGTTTCCGCCCACCAGTAGGCCAACTTGCTGGCCCACTGTGCTGGATTTCGATTGGTGCGGAGAATTTTACGCTATGACCGCTATTATTGTGGAGCCTCAGCCCGTTTTGACCTCGATTCCGGTGCAATCACAAGCCCAAGCTCCGTTAATGGAGCAGCTTGAGGAGGGTGTGGCACCGAAGATCAGGTTCCAGAAGGCTAAGAGGCAGGAGAACATCAAGGAGTTGCAGGATTCACCGCTATTCCAATCTTGATATGGCCGAGTACCAAGGAAAGAAAGTATCGCTTGGCAAACCTTTCTACACACCGGGCGAGTCCAAGAAGAAAGCGGTGTACGTCCGCAATCCGAAGGGCACCGTGATCAAGGTTCGCTTCGGAGATCCCAATATGGAGGTTAAGAAGGACGATCCGGAGCGGCGCAAGAGCTTCCGAGCGCGGCACAACTGCGATACGGCAACTGACAAAACAACCCCAAGACACTGGAGCTGCAAAGCATGGTAAAACCATTCGACGACCTAGAAGAATTCAAAAACTGGTGGCTTAACTACAGGCCAATCAACACCTATGAAGGTGCCAAACCATGCTACCATGCAGACATTGCTGGCACGGTTTTGTATCGGCAGTATCCATATCAGGTGCAGTTGTTTATCACCCCACCTAACACCTTGATTGAAGAGCATCTGCATCCAAATGTGGACAGCTTTGAGGTGTATTTGACCGGAGACATAGCTTTCACATGCAACGGTCAAATATTTGATTCTCCTAAAATTGGCGAATCCATTCGCGTGAAGACCAGCTACTGGCACGGTGGAAAAACCGGAGAGCTTGGAGCTACTTTTCTTTCGATTCAAAAATGGCTCAACGGAGAACAACCGTCATCAGTGGCTAACGACTGGCATGATGCCAAAAACCAGAAAAGCGGGAACGAAGTGAACATCACAAAGATCGAATGATCTCACTCATTTCACGAGTCCGCGCCGCATGGACTTTTGGCCGGCATCAATGCTGGGTCGATGCGCTTCCTTGGAGCAGGGATGACGCGACCACTCTCAATAACTTTTTCAAGAGCGAGACCGGAAAAAAGTTCAAGGACGCTCTCCTGAACACTGTTCTTATGCAGAACGCTTCTGCAATTACGGACAGAAACCATTTGCAATACTCCTCTGGATTTGCAATGGGTCAGGCCAGTCTTGTGAAGGTCATCGAGATGATGGCCGA